AAGAAACTGCAAAATTAATAAGTGATGCAATATATGATAAATCTTGGGAGAAAAAATTAGATAAAGTTGAAAGTGAATATGATAATAGTTTAGATAATTTAGGATATAATGCAAATATAGAAGATATATATGTTAAACATTATATATTAAATCAATATTTATATAAAGATGATACAATTTATACAATAAAACAAAAAATAAGTGTATCAATACCAATATCTAATAATTATGGTAATAATATAAAATTATTACCAGAAACTCAATATTATTGGTCTGAATATGAATATGAAAATAAAAATGATCAAATTATGTTAGGACAGAAATGGATTAGAAGAAATGAATTATTAAAAATAGATATTATACCAAATGAAAATATTAAAATTTATGAAAAATTAAGATATAATTTATCATATTTAAAAAATAATTTTGGTATTAAATTAAAACGAGAAGATGAAGAACAATTAATTTTAAGATCATATGATAATTATATAACAAATAATGAAATATATATGTTAGATATATATAATGAGTTAGGATTAAATTATAATCCAGATATAGAAGATAAAAAAAATTTATATGATGTATTTATTAATATATATTATCCATTTATAACTTTTGAAAGATTAACACAAATAATAAATCAATTAAATGGTAAAAATAATAATGAATTATTATATATACAAAATATATATGGTACACTACATAATGATATTAAATTAGAAAATGAAATTCAAATATTAGTAGAAGAAACTAAATCTAATAAAGATGAATATGATAAACTATTTTTTGATAATTATATTATTCAATCTATTATTCATGTCAATACTTATAATTTAAAAAATATTACAGGAACTACATTACAAAATAAATTTCACTTATATCGTATATTTAATAGTTTTATTGTAAATGAAAAATATCCTTTTATACAATATCAAACAATAAATTTACAATTAATATATAAATTATATCCTAATGTATCTATATTAAATGATACATCACAACATGATATTTATGCTAAATGGATTGAAAATGCACCATATGGTATATCATTTAAAATTAAATATGATACTCTTAAATTTATTTCTATTAATTTATATGAAACTGGTAGAATAGAATATAAAATAACATGGAAAGAAGAAGATAAAGCTACAATAAAAAATATAAATGAAACATATGATATAGTAAGAGATTTATTAAAAAAAATAAATTCAGAAAATAAAAAAATAAAATTTATATTACCAGAAAATGAAAATTTTAAATATGCATTTATTAATACTATTCAAAAATTTAAAATTCCTGAGAAATTTAAAATTAATCATAATGATTTATCTGAATTTTCTAGATTTTTTTATACATATGTTGCATTAGTTATTGAACCTAAAAAAAGAATATCTAAAAAAGGTGAAATTGATGATATTTCAAAATACGGTACTTATTTAAGATTTAAAAGAATTAATAATTATTATAATCGTAATAAAATGCATTTAAGAATTTTATATTTTATTAGAAATTTTAATTTAACAGATAATGAATTAATTGATGAAATTAGTAAACAATTTAATATTACTGTCAGTGATGCAATTAATGAATATAATTATGTTAAAGAAAAATTTAATAAAATTATAAAAAGATCAAAAAATAAATCAATGAAAAATATTAAATTACCTAAATCTAAACCACCTGGAATAGGAATTGATATCCAAGGTAGAGATTCTGATAAATATAAAATTAGAATTACTGGAGCTAGAAATAATGAACAATTAGATGAAATTGTTGATTTTATGAAAGTATTAATATATTTATATATTCAAACTTATTTATATAAAAAAAAAGAATATCAAAAAATTAAAGATACTTTAAATAAATTAACTAAGATTGCTAAACGAAGAAATAAAGTAAATGAAATAGTTGATTATGAATCTAGTATGAAAACAATTAAATCTCTTATAACATTAGATAAAGCTAGATTAGGATTTAAACCTGAAAAAGGACAAAATCAATGGAGTAGATCATGCCAAAATTCAGGCCAAGATAAAAAAAGACAACCTAATATTTTTGCTGAAGATCAATTAGAAAAATTATTAGCCGATGGTTATAAATATAATGAAACAACAGATTTTTATGAAAAAAAAGTAAATATTAAAATAAAAAATAAACTTCAATCTACAATAATAAAAGCAGTTAAATTACCTGGTATAGATAATTCTATTAATTATTTTACTTGCGATCCTGCTGAAAATAAAGAACATGTTTTTATTGGGTTTTTATCAAAAAGTAATAATCCAAATGATTTATGTATGCCGTGTTGTTTTAAAAAAAATCATTCAAGTACAGAATATTTTAAAAAATGCATAGGTGATCAACAAAATACTAGTGATAAAAAAAAATCATTAGTATTAGGTGATAAATTATATATTTTACAAGATACAAATAAAATTCAAGATAATAGATTTATTTATTTACCAAAATATTTAGATATATTTTTTAATAAATTATGGAATCATACTAATATTATAAAAAATCATTATTTATTAGAATCAAAAACTGGATATTTTTTTAAATTTACTATTAAACATGATTATTATTTCTTATTATCTGCATTATCTAATATTTATGATATACCTATAGAAAATATAATTGAAAATATGATTAAATTTTTAACTCAGGATAAAGATGATATATATTTTACATATCTAAATAATGGAGATATTAGAAATTCATTTCAAGATAAAAAAATATTTTTAGATTATATTAAAACTTCTAATTATTTAGAATATGATACTATTGGTGAATTAGTTGGATTACCTGGTGTAATATCTGATAATGGTATTAAATATTATATTTTATCTAAATATGATATAATTATTAAACAATCATTAGAAAAAGATATTATTAAACAAAAATATTTTTTAGAATCATTAAATTTAGAAAATTATAATGATATTTATAATGATGATAAAGATATTATTTTTTTAATAAAAGAAGATATATATTATTTTCCTATATATTTTGTAAAAAAAAATACAACAGATAAAAAAATAATTTTAATTAAAAAATTTTCAAATAATAAAAATAATAAATCTATTATTCCTACTGAATATAATATAATTAATGAATTAAATAAATATTATAATGTAAGTTGTAAAAATACTTTATTAAATTCTATATTATTTAATTTTAATTTTATTACTAAAAATATTATATATTTATTATCTAATAAAATAAAAATTATTAAACAATTTATAGATAATCGATATAAATGTAAATATATTTTATTAGATAATGGATTATTATTACCTACTAAACCATCTGGTATTAATTATAATTATAAATATGATAATATAAATAAAATTAATAAATATTTATTAAATTTAAATTCAACACTAAAATTATTAGATGATGTAAATAAAATATTAAAGTTAGACTATGTTCCTATAACTATTTTTTACGATTCTATTAAAGATAATAATATTAATATAGTTTCAATATTATTAAATAATAATTTAATAATACCAATATTATCAGAAGTTGTTAATCAAAATGATATTAAAAAAAAAGCATTATCAATTACATATCAATCCGTTGAAGAAAAAATTAACATTGAAATAGAAAAATATAATAATTTAAATGATCCTATTAAATATAATAATGAAATATTATATGATTCTCGTAATAAAAATATAAAAACACATTTATATAATAATGAAAGTTATAATTTATTTAGATTAGAATTAAGTTTATTTTTATATAATAATAATGATATAAGAGATAATATTATTAATATAATAAGAAAATCTAATATTGAAATTTATGATAAAAAACACGAATTACGTAAAATATTATTAACTATTAGTAATAAAAAAATTTCACAAGACTATCTAAAAACAAATACTAATTCATCAGATAAAAAAGAATTCATAACTATTGCTAATAAAATTCCTGAACTAAATAATTATAATATTAATAATATTAGAGAATATTGTAATATTAATTTAAATGATAAAGAATGTAATGAAAATCCTCATTGTAAATGGGAAAATACTTGTAAATTACAACTATTAGATAATATATTAGTTGATTTTATTAATAAAATTATAGAAGAATGTATAGAAGATGGAATTAAATTTAAAGAAATTATACAAGAAAATAATTATTATGTTGCAGATATAGTATCTCAAACTCAATATACAGTTAGAGATAATCAAAAAATAATTATGTCGGGAAATTTTAATATTAATAAATTAATGTCAGAATTATTTGGGAAAGATAAAATTCCTATTATTGGTAAAAGACAATTAAATTTTATAAAAAATATTTCAGATGATTCTTTTAATATCGAATTAATACAATTAGGAAAACAATTTTTACAAGAAATAATTTCTAATAATGATACTGTTATTAGAGCATATGTTAATTCATATTATTGGATTAAAAATTCATTATATGATATCGAATCTAGAAATTTAGGTTATTTTAATGAATTACAAACTATATTAACATATATTTTTAAGGCAAATATTATTGATTTTATTCAAAATAATATTAATTCAAAATCTAATACAATTTCTCATTTTATAAAAAAAAATTTTATAAAAGATAATAATAATTTTTTTGATACTATAATAAATAAATTTAGAAAAAATATTATTAATACTGATGGTAAAATAGAATTATTTATTTTAAGTCATTTAATACCTATACCAATAATTGTTTATGATAATTATTCTAATGTTAAATATTTATATATGCAAGGTATTATTCCTGTAACATCAGAAGCAATTAAAACATTTACAGCACATGATAAACTAATAAATTCAATTATTTTAAAATTTAATTTTGATAATTCTAATATACCAAAAAATATATATTCTATATATTATATATAAATTATTATATAATGGATAATAATAATTTAATAACTGAATTATTTAATAATCAAAAAAAAAATTTATCATATGATAAAAAATTATCATACAATGATTTAAAACGTATTAGTAAATATTTAACAACATCTATATTTGCAGATAAATGTTCTATTTGGAATGGTTATATTTCTACCTCAAAAAATATATATATTAATTTTTATTTTAATAAAAAAAAAAATGCTTTGCATCGATTATTATATATTAATTATATAGATAATTTAGAAGATTATGAATATATAAAATATACTTGTGATAACAAAGGAATATGTTGTAATATAAATCATATGTATAAAGTTAATGATAATTGTAATAATATTATTAAAATATTTAATCAAAAAAAAATATTTAATAATATTATTGTCAATTTATAAAAATTATTATCAATTATATATATAATGGATAATAATTTTAAATATAAAAATGGAGGGTTTCCCCCATTAAAGTATTGCGCACCTGTAGTACAAAAAAATGGAAAAAAAGAACGTTTATATGTTCATCCGGTATCTTCAGCATTGATTTATAATATAAAAAAAGAAAATATATTTAATATAGATGATATTGAAGATGAATTATATAAGATAGATAGTATTAATTAATATTAATAAAATATTCTTTTCTAAAATTATTCATTTGTTCATCTGTAATTATATTATTAATTACATTATCAAATGATTCATCGCTTACTAATCTTGTTATAAAATTTATTGAATATACACCACATTCAGAATCTTTAAATTGATGTTGAATATTATTATATCTTATATCAAAATCATTTAATAAATTTTGTATTTCTATATTAGTATTAATAGAATGTTTATGATCAGAATTAGATAAATTATTATGATTTTTTAATTTTTTATAAATAGATTGTATATATAATTTTTTATTATATTTTTTATAATATAAATATTTTATAATTTTATTTATAAATTTTTTAATTCGTTTTCTTGGTTTTTTACCAACAGAATCAAAAAAATATATTTGATTAGTTAATAAATTTGCAAATAAAGCAACCCAATGTGACCCACCTTTATAATGTTCATCTAAATTAATAACTATTCCAATTTTATGTATATTTTCATCTTCTAATTTTTTAAAATCTAAATTATGAAGTCCTAAAAATTTTAAATCTTCAAAATCATATGGTACAGCTCCTAAAAATAAAAATTCAGGATATTTTTCTTGATATTGTGTAATAACATTATCAATATCTGTTGTACTTAACCAATCATATTTCCCTTTTGGTCCTAATGGTCTAAATGTATTATTTAATAAATCTTCATTGTCTTCTAATTCTTTTATAAAATCTAATCTTAACCAACAAATTTGATTAGAACATTTATTTTGTAATTTAGTATCTAATTCATTTACTAAATATTGTTTATTATTAATTATATTAATTTTATCATTATTTTTAATATTCCATTTTTTAGCTATTTTTATTAAACTTTCAATTGTCATACATGATCCATCTTTATATATTTTATTAGGAGCACATTTTTTATTTATTAATTGATTATTATCTTTTATAGATAATGTCATTATTAAATTAATTAAGATTATATTTTTTATTAATCTTAATTTTCAATTAAAAAAATATAATAATTATATCCCAGTGAATTACCATAATAAGCATACGAACCATGTAATATATTTTCTTCATAACCATCATTATTCATTATAATAATATCCGGAAAATCTAATATATTTTTATTTTCTAAATCTATTTTAATTACTTTACCTATTTTAGAATATAAACTATAAATATATTTTTGACTATCTGGTATAAAAGTTATATAAATATAATCTCCAATTTTAATATCATCAATATGTATTTCTTTTACTTTTTTATTAATAATAATATTATTAATATTATTATTAATTAATTCATAATAATTAATATCATATTCATTATAAAACATTTATATATATAATTTATTTTAATTTAATTTATTTTAATATCAATTTTTTTCTATATTAATAATATATAGATAAAAATGACTTATGATAAATATATGAAATATAAAATTAAATATTATAAATTAAAAGAATTAGAAAAAAAATTAATTCAAGAAGGTAAATTAAAATACGATGATATAAAACCTACTATACATAGTGGTGGTACAATACCTAAAGAGGATTCTAAATTCTCTATAAGAGAAGGTACAATACCTAAAGAGAATTCTAAATTCTCTATAAGAGAAGGTACAATAAATACTAATAATAATTTAAAATGTCATAAATGTGATAATATTATTCAAATCGCAGGTTCTCATAAATTATGTACAAATTGTAATAATAATATTTTAAATATTAATACATTAACAGATACACCAACTTATAATAATAATCCTTTACAAAATCTAAATCAATTAGCAGGACAACATTTACAAAAAGCTAATGAATTATATAATCAATTAGCAAAATATACATTAAGTGATAGTAATCACAGTGATATAAGTGATATAGATC